CTGCATTAACAGAATGTGACCGTAAGTATGCTTCTATTTCTGGATCACCGTTTTTACTATCAAATTGTATTATAATTTCATCTTTAAGTTGTTTATTAGCAATTAGAAAATTAACTAATCGTTGTATCTCAACAAACTCATTGCAAACTGTTATGGCGTAACTTATTTTCATTTATTTATAATATAGTAAATTTATGTTAATTATCCTAGACTTTTTGAAGTTTTGGAAGTTTTAATTCTACTTGCTTGGGTATACTATCAGTGCCTTTGTCAATAATATCCAGTAACAAATCATATTGTTTAGATACAGCAGTCTCTGTAAAATTGCTGTTAACAAAATATCTTTGACGGGTTGCCAATTGTTTCCATCGTTTATAATTTTTAAGAACATCAATTAACATTTTCCCTGCATACCCATAATCGACTGTAAACCATTGGGCTTCTTTTAATAAAAAGTCGTTTGCTGCAGATTCATGTATATTAGTTAACGTTCCTGGTAATGCACATATGAATTCCTTTTTCAAGAAGTCGGCCTGGCCAGAATAATGTGGAGCAATGATAGGTTTACCTGTTGTAGCAAATTCTAATAACGGTCTTCCGAATCCTTCTGCTTTTGTAAAGCTAATCATTGCTTTAATTTTTTTGTCATTATATAATGCATTCATTTCTGCATTTGTTAAATCTCCATGAAGTAAATACACTGATGGTAGTTTGTGTTTCTCTGCACCAAATGTATCTCGTATCTGATTGATTCGATTTTCAATCTCCCAACGATCTGTTACACTATATGTAGCCCCACTTGTTTTCATTACTAGAGCCGGCTTAGTTTTTTTGTCTTTGAATGTTTTAAAGAAACAATGCAACGCGCCGCTTATATTTTTTCGATCTTCTCCTAATTGTCCAGACAACCAATGTCCACACATTAAGAATGCTTCTTTTTCTTGGATAGTAGACAATGCCGGTACTGTAGTGGTTACGTTGTTACTGTCATATATTTTATCATCAAAATATTCAGATATTACTTGTAGATTGGTAGTTATAGTTTTACCATGCTTTGCTGCGGTATCTTCAAATGTCTTTTTGGTAAATTCACTTGGAACAACAGTTATTTGCATTTGATTGATTCTGTCAATCCAGTCTGGGTTGCACACACTACCTTCTGTTCCTGCAGTGACTCCTATGTTGTATTCGCCAACGGCTTGGAACTCATTAGGCACAGTTATTTGTACCCATATGTCTGGTTTAGTTTGTAGTGGTAGTCCTATAAACTTTTGTCTCCACTCAGTAGGTATAGGATAAGTAAATGGAGTATTGCCCCAAGGCATCGAAAGCAGATTGATATCCCATTCATCTTTTTTCTTGTCCATAAATTGTTTGATAACTTCTCGGGCGTGATGTCCGTAACCAGATTGCGTTGCTACTGGTGATGATATAACTACTTTTCTCATTATGCTATTCCTATGTTTTCGTATTGTTTTTCTTCAACTTTATTAAATGTGTATCTTGGTCGTGTCATTGGTCGACTAATTAGCAAGTCAGTCATTTCAATAATTTTGTCTGCCATTTGTTTTGCAGTCAATCCGTTATCTAAACAAAACTGTCTGCCTCCTTCACCAAGTGTTTGTCTTGAAAACAAATCCATGTCCCACCAATAATGCATAGCATCTGCTACATCTTCTGGTCGACATCGATCGTCAAATATATATGGTGTTGGCACACTTCCTTGCAATGATCTATTGCTTGGAAATACTGGTTGAGCCCAAGCCCCATGAGTTTTAAATTTACCCATATGGTTGGTTGGAAATTCTCCATCGAATCTAATCCATTTATTGTTTTCATTAAGAAATCCACATTGGTCCTGAAGACCGCCCGTTACATTGTTTATGATTGGTGTTCCTGCCAGCATTGCTTCTGTGCTACTTAGTCCCCAACCTTCGTTGCTGGCTATGTTCACAACTACATCTGCAACGTTATACATTGCATTGAGATCTTGTATGGAAAGTTTAGCTTCTGAAAATACTACTTTACAGTCTGGTGCGATGTTCTTTGCAACGGCTTTTAAATCTGTACCGTTACCGTCTACTGGTGTTGTGTGCATAAGAAGCATTGTTTTGCTTCTTTGCTCTGCAGTTAACTTGTCGTTAAACATTTTAAATGCAAGTATCACATCGCCTGGTTGTTTTCTTCTAATGTTTCGGTTATTCCAAAATACTACAAACTCTGCACCGTTAGCTTCTTTTATTTGATTGTGCATAGCCAGAAAACTGGCATCGTCTTTTGGTAATGGTGTATATACGTTTTCGTCTAATCCATGTGGTACATACCCGGTGATTATGCCTTTTTGATCCTTTTCTTCTGAATCGTAGTCATATACCTCAAATCCATTCTGTTTAAGCACTTCTCTATGTATATTGTCTGACTGCTTACTGATTCCCATAATCATATCGCAACTGCCGTAAAATGGGGCGTTCCACATTGGATATGGGAGATCGTCCCAAATTGAAAGATATGAAATAGGAGTACCATATGTAGTTTTAATTTCGTGCTCTAAAGCATATAACCATGTCCAATATCTTGGATCGGTAAAATGCATAATAACATCTGGCTTTTCTTGATTTAATATTGAGAATAGTACATTACGATCGCCATATCCTGTCCATGGAATAACTTTTACATCGGCATCCGTAACACCCGTCTCTTGAGCTACTTGTTGTGATACATCTTGACCCTGACCGTGCTCTGGGTGTTTAAGTGCTGCACCTAATTGTACCCAATCATAATAGTGCACTGTTTTCATGATTATCTCACGACTAATAGTTCCAATGCCACTTGGTAAACGGAAATCGTCAGATAGCAATAATATTTTTTTCTTTTTTGTTTTGTTAGCTTCTACTGGTTGTAGCTTTGGTAACTTCATTTAAACTCCTTATAACTTTTATATAAATATCAACCTAGTAAAACTACCGGCTTTTTTTGTTTGTTAATATTAGTATATGCTGTTTTTAAAAATGGATCCATTTTATCTTCATTGGTCATAATAACCATGTAATCACAATTTTCAGCAATAAGTTTCATTCTGTGATGCAATTGACTGAAATGATATGATTTACCATAATATGTTTTAGGCATTGCTGAATATAAGTTATAGCCTGAATAAGACGGATTATATTCCATATATGACATTCCAAATTCCAATGCATATTTTCTAACCATATAATTTGCCCCTTCGGAACCGCCAGCACCAATAACTGTTACATTTTCATATTTAGTTTTTAGTTGTCGCAATGCTTCTTGAACTTTGCGTCGGTTCTGCCAATCTTTATTTCCTATCAATGCAACTTTCATTCTCGTATCCTATTTTCTTTAGGGCAATTTTCATAGTCTGTCTTGAATACGCACCATTTACAATGTTTAGCGCCTTTTCCTGCTAATGCTAAATATTTTCTGTCTGCATTCTTGTTTCCTTCGGCATCAAAACATTCTTCGATAAATGTATCAATACGCTTCTGCACTTTCTTCTGTGTAACTGTACCAGATGATGGTCTATGTTGTTGAACTCGTTTTTGTGGAAACATTGAGTTTTCTATTAGCTTTCGTTTAACTATGAAAAACTCTACATTGATATTTTCTTTTGGAATTCCATATTGTTCTGAAAAATAAGTTTTATATGTAACTAGTTGAGCTGATTTTAATGGGTCGGCTTTTTGATATTTATTCCAACCCATTCTACTTGTCTTTATATCAATTATATCAATAGTATTAGTAGGCTTATGTCGTATAACTAAATCCATAAAGCCATACCAATATACTGAATCATTCTTAGTTGATGCTTTCGTGCATAACTCCATTTCAATACCTAACAATTCATAGTCACGACTTGAAAAATATTGACCTCGTCGTTTTTTGAACCAATCTAATATAGCAACACCATCCTGATGATATTCTTGTAATTGCAACGGATTAGAAAAATGTTCTCCATCTTTTTCAGAAACGCATTTACTATATTCTTTCTTAATGTTATCCATTAATAAAGCCGATAAATCAATAGCATCTGCTCGTTTAACTGAGTCTGTATATAATACTGTTAAGAAGTGCTGCATTGTCTCATGAAACGCAGTACCAAATACGGTTTCTATAGAAGATGTGAATGGAGCCAATCCGTCTATGTATGCTAGCTTCCAATTCAATGGACATCGTTCATACATACTCCATTGCGAATATGATATTCTGCGTGGCACCGACTTTGCATCTCGTACTGCTAATTTATATACTGGATTGATATAGTTTACGCTTTCTTTACTCATTACACGTTTTATTTATAATATAAGAAAAATTTTGCTATTTGCCAAATTCTTTAAGATATATATCAATCACATCTTTTGTTTTTTCCAAGTCTTGTTCAAAGTTACCTTTTCTTCGGCATCTTACAATTCTTTTAAGTATGTCAAATTCATAAGCATTAAGTTCCCAATCTGTAGCAAATTTATATAGACTGTCTTTGCCTGTATAATGTTTCTGTGTGTGTATAGTTTCGCCGCTTTTATTTACAAACATTTATTTTACTCCTTTCATCATTTTTTTCTTTTCTGCTGCAGTATACCCATACAATGTTAGTATACGATCACAAGAGTCTTTATCTAATAAATCTATATATTCAGTAGCCTCACTTTTACTTACTTGATAATGATCTGCTAGTTGTGCAATTAATTTTGTATCATACTTGTCAGATTTTTTACCTTTAACATATTTTGCAAATGCTTTGTTATTAGGAAGCAGATCGTGATACAATTTATATGTGTCTCTAGGTTTCAATTGGCCTATAGTATAACATTGAAGTTCATTGACAAGATCTGTTAATTCCATTCTCATTGACAGCCAACGATTCACAATAAATGGAGAGAACTTTTTCTGTTCTACATCTGTCCACTTATCCCAAGCTTTCTTGTTACTTGTTATGCCTCCGATAAAATCAAATATTGTTGCCATTATAATTTGTATTTTTTTCTGTATTGTTGTTCAAAATATGTCCCAAACCCAATTTCTAGTATAATTGCATTATCAGGTACACCTACTAGTTTTTTAGCAGATAAAATTTCATCTATACCTTTCTTTTTATATGTTTTTATTTTAGTACGAGCATTGCTTCGATTGCTAGTTTTAAACACAATGGCACATGGTGCTTTAAATATTTTTTCAGACATAATTATAATTCATTCATAATATTAACAAACATAGCCATTATGTTTATTTCCTTGTCTACAACGGTTACATCTTTAAATTGGGCTTCTGCTATAATCAAAATAATTGCAGCAATATGCCCCGTTGCAAATTCTTCAAGACTGTCATATAAAAATGTATATAATGGTGTAAAGTCTTTTACTTTGCTGTCAGCAATACATTTTCTGATCTTGTTAAATGTTGCCTTTTTATCTTTTGCAGTTTTAAGCATTTCCAACACTTCGGTCATGTAGTTTGCTTGAATTGCACTTGCTTTGTCTAGTTGCAATACGCCATCGACAACAGATGCTTGTGCGGCATTAATTGCTCGTCGTATATCTGGATATGATGCATTGATGATTGCCGCAATATCTTGAACGTCATATGTTACATTCTTTTCTTCTAAAACTGTAACCAATCGCTTTGCTACATCCGTTTTGTTAGGAGGCGTTATTGCAAATGTCTGACATCTGCTTTGTATTGGGTCAAT